TGAATGTTAGACATACTAGTAATATTATCGTCGTCATTACTCTTTATCTTCAAGACCCCGCTATTAAATATCTGTCGCCAATACGCCGCATCTTCAAAAGCGTCAAGCCCCAAATACAACTCTGCCAAAACACCAGCCCTTAAAACATTACGGTACTTATCAGTAAATGGTACAGGGTCGGTAGCTGCTTCTATTTCTTTAAAATCTTCTGTTGTGTAATTGAGATAGTATTTATACGAAGTATCATCAGGAACAGGACCTAAATAAATCTGTTTAGCATAAATACAAAAATCTTCAGGTACGCCAGTCAAAACATTACTAACATCAGAATATAAACGGTCACCGTACTTGTTATCATACGATTGTTTGCTCAACTTATTTAAAGTTGATACATAATTCCCGTTATTGTCAACTAGCGTAATAAGACCGATAAGATGACCGAAATCACTAGGCAGAGCTAACCGATATTCACCGATTGTATTTATACCAGCTACATACGCTTCTTCTTTATATTCTTCAGACTTTATCTGAATACGAATATCCGAAATAACATCGGTCGTCGCTTCGTATATCTCCGTGTCCTTATCTGTCCTAGCAAAGACACGTTTAACATAAGTAAGAAATTCCGATCCGGTCATTTTAACTCCTAGTCGTCATCGTCGAGTTTCGCATTTAAAGCATTTACGTTTGTGACTATTGTTGCTAGAAGCGTGTACAATGCGCCTTGTCCCATACCAGCGTTATCAACCGCTGTATTACGCTCTTTGCCCGCATTGACTACATCTGTAATCGCTAACGTCGAATTATAATCAATATCTGTTACGCCCGTATCACTATCCAATTTAGTCAACGTGCCGTTGAAATTCGTAATGAAAGAATCAAGAAACGAAACAATAAAACCTTGTCCTAATCCCTTACTTCCGACAACGGTATCATTCAAATCAACCGCATGAATCGCCGCGAAATCGGCATCATTCACGCCACCATCAGCGTCGAGCTTTGCTAATATGGCATTAAAATTAGTTTCAATTTCAGATAACGTCGCAACTAAATCTTTTTGCCGCATACCATTTGCACTTAATCCGACACCTTGCGATGCCAAAGCTGTTAAATTTAAAGTTGACGCATAATTGGTATCATTTACCCCCATGATATACTCCTTTATGAAAAATACTCTGAGGGGTATATCCCCCGACATATCCCCCCAGAGTATTTTTAACTTTATTTACCTAAAACAGTCAGAGCAATAGTCGTGCCTGTGAAGTCAGTTGCGACAGTACCATCCTGCTCAAGCGAAACAACAGTGACAACTAACCCTGTATAAGATGCGGATACCGATGTAAATGCCGCATCTTGTCCACCAGTAATAACCAAACCAACAATAGCAGCTATTTCACTGATACCGTGGTCTGCTGCCGTAAACGTAATAGTGTCAGAAGCCGAAGCTATCGTCGCTGTTACGCTTACTAATTTATAATCTCCGGCAAACTCTGTTGCCTTTGCTAATATCCCAGTGATCGCACCCATGTTTTTCTCCTTTTATTTCTTTATGTTTGTAAGTTGTTTATTTTCAATAAGTTACTACACAAGGGCTGTGGCAGCCGTGTCTACTGCTACAACCCCATAGTCTAACGAATTGAAAGTCAACTTTTGAATACCACCGATAAAGCCAGTCGCATAACCGACTTTATTTTTATAGTCAAAAGTTTCTTCAACCATTTTCATGGATTCAGTGGTATGAGCAACAACAGCCGCTTGCTGTCCGCACAATAAAGCACGGAAACAATCAGCGCTGAAATCAGTACCGGAAGCTGTCGCTGTGAAGTTGTTCCCAGCAACGCTGATGTCCAAGAATGGTACATATTCGTGTTCGTAAAGAATAACTCCATCCCAAACACCTAAAGCGCCTGTAAAGATTTTGTTACCATCTCCACGAGCGCCAGCTTCACGCTGTGCTTGAGTCCAGACTGCGTTATTCTTCAGGTCATACGCTTGCCATGTGTGAATGAACATAACATAATGTTCACGACCGTCGATAATCAACGGGTTCACTTTAGGCATACCGTCTGCTTGCTTTTGCATAGCTTTGTATTTGGCACGAGAAATCAATTCAGGTGTCAAAAGGTCAGTGCTAGCCAAAGAGTCCGCACCATTAGCGTAATCGGCACACAGATAACGAGCGCCAAAACCAGCAGCAGTATCAGCCGCAGGAACTCCGGTCGGAGTATTCGACCAAAGAGCAGAAGCGCCAACCACATTACCAGCAACGTCGGTCAAAGAAGTGTTATTAACCCCACCTAACTTCAAGAAGAACTGACGTGTTTCAAACTCAGAAAGCCAAATAGCTAACTTGTTTGTGGCGTCCATTCTCATGTTATAACAATTCTTCTTTTCGTCTAAACGACCAGTCAAACGAACAGCGTTACGTTTTTGATTAATCGCAACAGAATCACTGTATGCGTTAATAGATTCTTCATTACCTTCCAATTCAGAGTCACCATCTACACCTTCACCACTAAGTTTAGCAGTTAAAGGAATCGTAATCGTATCGCCTGACTCTTTCTTCAAATCATTCTTGATTTGAATGATATTGTTTTCGCCTTCGCCCATAAAGCGAGAGAGAAAGCTCATATCACTTTTGTTTTTCATCAAAACTTTCTGCCACAACTCAGGACGCAGTGCGTCAATAGATTGCGTATTCATTTCTTATATCCTTCCTTACGGGTCAATACCCATTAAAATTCGTTTTTGTGTTTCTGGTTTTAACTTAGCCCACTGTTCAGTGGTTAGCCTTGACGCTTGTGCTACCGTCAATTCCTTCTCGCTGATAATTCGCCTGCCACTTGCGCCGCTTAATGACGCACTACTTACTTTTTTCTTAGAGTTGTTTAACACCCTACTAACTTCTTCCTTCTTTTCGGGTTCGACCCGATTCATTACTTCATTAAACTTTTGGTTCATACGGGCAATATTTACGACCCGTTCTACCAACATATCCTCGTCAACGTCGTCGTTCATAAACGAATCGTCGATAAGTTTCTGATAAGTCTTTGACTTATCTTCCGCAATCATCTCTTTTGCCAATATTGTTATGTCGTCAAATCTTTCGTATTTCGCTTTACCTATCTTTTCGGCGAACATGGCTTTTTGAGATACCTTATTCTTAATAACCTCGGCGTTATCCAGCTCCTCTTTTTTTTCAAGCTCTACCTTTTCCTCCAATGCCTGCTGTAACGCTTCGACGGTTAAAGAGTCCGGGTTATTTAATAAATCTTTTATCTTCTCTAACTTTTTACCGTTATCGTCGTTAGAATTAAGGAATTTAAGCTTATCTTCCATCTCCTTAACTCTACTCTGCGCTTCCTGACGTTTCTGTTTGTCAGTTTTCCACTTCCAGTAAAGAGCTTTTTCGTTTTTGTTATATTTTTCAATGAGCTTTTCATCGTCCTCTATCTGCTCGAACGACGGTGTTTTTTCTTCATTATTCTCTTTCGCTACTTCTTTTTCCCCTTCATCTTGCTTTTCCCCTTCGATTTGCACGCCATCTTCTTTCTCCTCGTATAAACCATGTTCTTTTGCTAAAGTGATTTCTCCGTCTGATAATCCTTCGATATCAAAACTGGTTTCTTGCTCCTGCGTCTCCTCTGTTTCGTCGATGACGATTCCATCTTCTTTTTCTGGCATAATTTGTCTCCTTGAGTTTCCTCATTATTCTTAACGTAGTCCGTTAAGATGTTTATTATTTTATAAACACTTACCTCGTTAGGTAAATTGAACCGTTTGCGAATCCAATCACAATTATCGCAATACTCGCTTATCATTCACTTGCCTTCTGAGGCATCGGTTGTGCCTGTGCTGCTTGTTGCGCCTCGAACTGACGCATTATCCCCTTCTTATCGCTGTCAGGAATCATAGACAATTCAATCAGGACATTAGGCGGTATCGGTACGCCCTGCTGTGCAAGCTCCTTGATATCCATAAAGTTCGCTAGCTTAATTGTTTCCTGGTATGGTCCTTCACCGATAGCAATATCATATTTAGATAATTCTTTGTCGTTGAGAATCCTGGAAATAACCATATCAGCGGTGTCAGTATCAATCATAGTTACAAGTTGTCCTGTATCGTCGGTTATCGGTTGACCTCGACTTACCTGCGGATATGTTAAAAGCACTTCACGTTCCAATTCAGTTACATTGTTATCTTTACCTTCTTCGACTTTCGCTAAAGCTCTGTCCAAAACAATATTCACGGGAACATTGAAGTTATCGTATATAAACGAATTACCAAGCAGACGCTTCGCTGATTGTAAAGTGAAGATTTCAGATAACTGTGAAAGTATAAATTTACCAGCGATTTTCTTTGTAATACTAAAGTTATCAAGTATCTCCTGAATCATCTGTAAACCTTGACGCTGTTTCAAAAGAATCGCGCGACCTGACTGTGACTGTGAATCGTTAGCTAACAAATCAGGATTAACGCCAGATGCTTCTTTCAAGTCCTGTGCATTTTCAGCCGCTAACTGTGCATGACCTTGCGATAAAGGCATTGGCGTAATTCTATCTAACGGCGCGGATCCTTGACGGCGCTTAATCGTAATACCAGGCGAAGAACCAAATTTCTTTAGCTTTTCTTCTTCTTCTATCGATAACTGACCTTCTTCATATTGGAATCCTGAATTTGCCGACGAGTTTAAATGCCTTAACTCTTGTGTACGTCTTTTGTTATACTCTAAATTCAAATCACGAATGCCACGGACAATACCTTGTATCGTTAAAGATAAATCACCTATATCTTCAGTTGTAAGTTCCGCGAAAAAAGGAATTAAAGGTAAGTTACGCCATCGAGGATAACACCAGACAACATCGTGATACATTTCTGTTTCACCGACGACCTGAGCGTGCATAATAACAGGTACTTTGCGTTCAATAATAACACCGCCGAACTTTTCGTTAAAACCAACAGCATCGTCCTGTTTCTCAAACTCCTCAATAACGCCCTGTTCTTCAATTATAACGAAATAACGGTTACTAACGTCACGATAATAATAGTCAATCAAGTCGTAACACTTACCGTTACGTTCGTTATCAAAAACATTACGCCCATCAGATAGAGCAGGATAATCACGACCTTGAACGTGCGGTTCACTACTATCAGCGTCGAGGAAATCTATTTTACCGTTCTCTATTTTGTCAATTTTCTTTTCGTCGTCGGGAAATAATAATAACAAATCGTCTTTGGATAAATCCGCGGTTATCTTTATAATATATTTCGCGTCACTTAAATCGTATTCTTTAAAGTTAGGGTCGAAATACACGTCGAGCGGACTTACTTTTTTAAATTTCATATCGCCGTTAATAATATCAAACGAATAGTCGATATACGGCTCCAGAAAACATAAACCACCGATAGTACCGTTTTTAAACTGGTCGGATAGCTTTACCTCTAACATACTATTCTTAACCACATTCTTTATCAGCTTCGTTACTATCTCGGCGGTGATCGCATCTTCGTCGCCTTCAGGGAATGCTTTAAAATCTGATTTCGATTGACGTTCTATACCAGTCAGCAAACGAATAATCGGCTTGATTTTATTTATCGTCAGCGCCTTAACTCCAGCTTTCCTCAACTCCTCTACGTCGCTATCGTCCCACTGTTTACCTTGCGAAAATTCAAAGTCGTCTTTTATCTGTGAGCGTAGCTTCAACATCTTGTCCGACGAGTATTTAAGGTCTTGCCTAATCCGCTCTACTATGTTTTTTCTCATATTTTTTCCAAATAAAAAACCCCGACTGATATATATCAATCGGGGTTCTGGGTTTCAGAGCGTCCCTTTTTTATACTAAAGACTTCTCGCTAATTCTGAAACTTTCCAATTTATTTATGTGTGAAACGCCGCCCAACTTAAAATTAATCTGTACATTACCCGTAAAATCTTCCGCTTGCAATTTTTTGATAAGTATAATAATAACTTCTAACTCTTTAGTTTCATTGTTTGTCATAAGTTGTTAAAAGTCAAGTGTTTTTTGTATTCTAAATATAATTCAGCTATTTTTTTATAAGAATCAATTATCCTATCACTTCCATTAATAACATGAATATCAGAATGAAGTTTATTCCAATAAATATCCTCTTCGGAAAAACGATAATTACGATAATCTTCACCAAATGCCCATGCCATACAATCATGGACATCTTCACTTTTTACACCATTTTCAGTTAATGCTAAATGATAACTAAAAAACATATTTTATATCCTTTAGTAATTTTGTTATCCTCTCAACAAGTCATCGGATTGAATACATACTCAGGACTTCTTTTCCCTCGATACTTCTCGTCACGAATATCACGTGCCGAAAACGACCGTAACTGACACAAAAGCATCGCTAGCGAGTCGACTAAATCGACAAACTCGCTTTTTAACTCGTCTCTCGTAACACCAGCTAACTCTGATTTCATTTCTGTCAGCCAATCAGCGCCTTCAGGAAACCAAACAGAACCGCTCTTAAAATAAGGCTGGAGCATCTTTATCCGTTCTAGCTTACTGCCTATCCTGCCATGCTCTAAAGGTGTTACGTTGAACCGGCACTTCCGTAAAGTCATCTCACGATAAAGTACAGGCTCCAAAAATTGCTGATACTGACCCTTCTCTATCCCGAAATCACGAACGCCCCACTTCCTGACTACCTCAAACATCTTATTCATCAGCTCTATCGAGTCCCATCGTCCATAAGGATTATCAAGGATATACCAATGTCCATCGTCCATTAAAGCACCAACACTGATAGACCGAAAACAACTGTCCTTGCGCTTACTACTCGCCGGGTCAAGCGCCGCTAGAATCTCGCCTGTACTCGCTAAATGGTTCTTCAGCGACGAAGGATAGTATCTGTACATACTATCATTAAATAACTTCGCCTCCTCACTGACAGCAATACACATCTTTTCACGCATCCATACATCTAACTTGCCAATAGCTTCAAAATCAGCACGCTCTTTGCGTATTTCCTCGATACTCGTCTTTTCCGCCCATGCACTAACCGTCAAATCTTGGTTAGCGCACGCTATCCTTCTGAACTTAAATCCCAGACTATCAGCGTTATTCGCTACCCGCTCAACTATACAACGCTCTCCTAAATTATTAGCAATCATAAAAACACGTGCCGTCTGACCCAAAAACATAACATCGGACAGAAACCAATCCCAGTCGTTCTCAGGGACAACTTCACTCAACATATCAGCATGATCCTGGCAGTCGTCAAGAAGGAGAATAGTCGGTCTTACATCCTTATTATTAAGACCACGAATAGAAGCGCCCTTTCCATAAGCCTCTATCAGCATATTCATGTCCTTGCCATTACCGCAGTCAAGAACTACCTCGAAAATATCACTAGTGTTCTTTACCACCTTCAATAACCGTCCACTAATAAACGGATTATTCATAAACTCGCTTGTTATCGTCTTGAGTGCCTTGCGTGCCTGCTGCTGGTTAGCCTTGATAAGGACCATGTACTTCCATCGCTCATCAGGAAAGGTAAGTGTGTAAAGCGGGAAGGCACGTAAACAAATAGCCCCTTTACCGCTATTATGTGTAACAATATAATCACGTGTTATTAAATATGTACCTTCTTCACTTTTAACTCCAATACACTTTGTCTGTACAGATTCTACTTTTGTAATTTTTTTAATTGTTTTCCAAAGAGAACGTTGATCTTTTTTACTTATAACATTATTTCTTTTAAAACTTAACTTAGAAACAAAAACATCAGGTTTAAAATGAATTTTATAACAATCATTATACTGTTTGTTATTAAACCAAGAAATATTTTTTGTTATAGTTGATTTCCAACCTAAAGACTTAACTAATTCAAGAACTTGACGCGCAAGCTGTTTTTTTATTGTACAAAAAGAAACAGTGCCTGTCTTTGTACCATTCTTTGCTATGCAACCATCAGAATCAATCAATCCTTTTAAAAGCTCTAATCTATCATTTACATCAGACTGTAAATATATTTCTGGTATATGCTTATTTTTAATTAAATTAGACAGTCTTAATTTTTTCTGTAAATTTAAAACAGAATAATGTATTTCTCGACCACCATCAGACCTTGCATTTAATTTATATCCGTTATCAATAAAAATATTTTTAAGTTCTTCAATATCTCTTTTCCCAATAGTAAATGATGCGCCAGAATGTGTACCATCACCAATCCAAAAACCAAGTATATAAGGATTTACAGGCAACTTCTTTTTTGTGTAATTTACAGCACCACAAACAGGAACACGAAACCGCCTTTCCATGTATCCGTTTTTATGCGCCCATCCTTCATAATTAACAGCCATCTCTTTTGTCGCTACATTACGCACACGTCTTTTCTTTTTATCGTTTACATACCATATATGTTCCTCAGAACATACTTGATTTGTACCATCATCAAAGTCTAACCGATAACAAACCATACCATTAAAAACAGGGCTAACATAATCAACCTCTACCTTTTTTCCATCCTTATTAAATACAAAATCACCAACCTTAATATCTGATATCTTTTTGAATCCTTTAGTCGTAGGTATTTCAGTATCTAAAGGTAAACTTTCACGAAAACCCTCATAAGCTATATGCCCTTCACTATTAAGAAGATCATTACTCCAGTCATAATGAAAACTAGCCGGAGCGACATCGCCAGGCGTTGGTAAAAATATCTGCCGATACTCTACCAAACCCTTCCTCGCCGCTACATATATCTTGTCACTCATGCGCCGGTGCCCTCACCGATAGAATCGGAATCACCACCGATAGAGTCAGAATCACCCACAATAAAGTCCTTGCAGTCCCCAATAGAGCCAGATTCCCCACCAATATCGCTCAGCCGACCACCGACCTCGCCCAATATCGCCCGTGCCTTACGCTCTGCCTCATTCATATACTGCCGATACTCATTCTTCTGTAATATATTTACATCTCCCTTCCAACCCGAATATGTCTCCAACATCTTCAAAACTACATTGCGATCTAACGCTCCATTAATCGCCCCCTCTACTACCTTATACTCCTGAACACTCATTGCGTAATCTAACATCCGCTGACACTCCCGATCTTCCGCACAAACACGGAACAACTCCTCCTTACTCATATTGTGCTCTACCGCAAAATGGACCACCGAATAATGCTCAGGCTCGCTAAACCAATCATATATCTCCTTCGCTAACCACTTATAATCTATCAGATCTTCGTGATCGCTATCTTCACTCATTCTTTCCCCTTATCGATTTAGCATATTTATCTAAACTTTTTATGACATCCTTTACTATAGGAAATTGTAATCCCTCGTCCACTTCTATATCATCTAAACATGACCGCCACCCGATCTCATGCATAGCGTCTCTCCACATAGATACTGTTATATCAAACGCACTTTTACCACAAGCATAACCGTTCTGCTTAAGTCCTGTTTCTAAATATCCATTAAATCGATTGTGTATATTGCAGTCACCTATACCCTGACTCTCATATAAATATACCTCCTTTATGGCTTCTTCAGAAAAATCAAAAGCTTCTGAATTTATATATTCCCTTGCAAAATATTTATATAACTTTATCCTCTCGGTATACTTTTTACCTATTCTCATATTTATATAATATACCTTTTTTTGATTTTGTCAAATTGACTATTATATTGATTATGGATTTTCAAGGTGTGATTGGGGGGGGATATTAATATAAATAGCATTACTCGGCTTTAGGTGGGGCGGGGGGGATTATCCACAGGTTATCCACAGGATATTAACAGGATATATAATAAGTATTATGTTAACCACAACACACAATATACAGCGCCGCTCAAATATGCGGGGCACTATATATAGATAAATCCAACAAATAACGCCAAACGCCCCCCATAATCCCCTACCAACTACCGCCCAAATGTGCGGAACCGACCGCCAACCCAAAAGAAAACAATCAGCGGAACCATGCCCGATAATCATGCGGCGCATATATAGGGAAGAGAGCTTGCAACAAATTAAACTTTTTGAAAAAGCGATACAAGATAAAATGATTATAATTAATATTCTTACGTTGTTATTTAACAGTTTACAGGATTAGATTAATAGATATATAACAAATATATATATATATAATGTTAGTATATTAGAATATACTAATGGAATATAAAAAAAGAGTACGGCGTTTTTGCTGTCTTGTGCGCTTTTTTTCTTGTAAACCGTTTCAACGCAATCATTTACAACTAGCTTACAAGATTTTTGTTGTAAGCTTTTGTAAGCTTATTTGGCAAGAGCATACTTATACATTTCAATTTTAAAAAACAAAAAAAACTTATAAAATTTTCGAAAAGACGCGTGGGCTCTACGCAACAGCGTCGACGATTAATTTTTTTGAAACTTTTTTAAACTTTTCGCTTGACAATAATCAATCACTATGATATCATTTTGATAGATGAGGTAATTAAGCCTCAACTAACCGGAGGGCTGAACAATGAATGAAATCACATTAACATCAAACGAAATCGATCAGGTCAAGAGCGGGCGCATAAGCGCAGATCTAAAAGCGCAGATAATTGATGCGGCGCGCGAAGCCGTTGCTTGCAACGCACCAGACGGCGGGGTACGTTATGAGAATTGCGTACAAGCCACCGATTCGGAGACGGACGAAGACTACGAAATACGTGTCATATGGGACACTACGGAGGAATGGGACCGGGCGCAACGGGCGCATGATATCCAGCATATTTTGGATAATGAGCGGGACTCCTATCAGGAGGATATCACAGGGCTGGAAGCTTGGGCGTATGTGACGCAACCGATGAGGCTAACGCTTGCGATTGGG